GACATCGTAGCCGATATGACTGAAACTGAAGCTGATGATAAGATAGTGGCTGAATTAAGGAAGGCATTGAATCCTAAGTAATGCCAAGAAGTATTGCAGTATTAAGGGATTTTTCTGGCGGGATAAACACACAGTTTAACCCTAGAGATATACAGGATAACCAACTCGGTTATGCACAGGATGTTATGGGCGATCGGGTTGGTTCTATCCGTACTATGGGCAATGGTAGTGGAGGTTTAAGGGGCTTAGATAACGAAGTAAACGCATATGAAGATGGGTCTAATAACGCATTGAACACTTTAGGGAGCACAGATATTGTCAATAGCCCAGGTTATGGATTTAAACATTTTGAATTAGATTGGACTGAAGGCGGAGCCAATACAGGTGAGCATTATCTTGCCGTGGTAGGACAAGATGGAGCGTTAAATCTTTGGGATTATACAAACAATAGTTGGGCTGCTCCCGTTTCTGGAGTGGACGTCAGTAGTGACCAAACAGATTGTTTACCAATAATAACTGCAATAAATAATGGCATAAGGGTAGCTGATACAAACTTATCAAACGCCAGTACAATCAAATATTATATGTACGTTAAAAGGGACCAGTTAGACACAGATAGATCTGGGTTTTATGCTGGGAACAATACGCTTCCCGCACCAGCTAGTGGCAACTTAGTTAGTTCTGCTACCTATACTGATGGTGCTATTAATTTTCAAATAGACTCGCAAACAGCTGGGACTGGAACCTGGACAAAGGATAATTATATATTTGCCTATACTTTTGTTTATGATGGCAATCAAGAGTCTGCTCCATATATATGCTCTACTGCTCTAGGGTCAGCCGACGTCAATGAAGACAGACCTTGGAAGGTAACTGTATACGCAGATGCTGGCGGAAGTGGAACAAGTTACGATGCGAGAATAACTGGAGCCAGGATATATTGGAAGTATTATGATTCTGGGTTAAGTAAGGTTGCTCAGGGTGAGTGGAATTTATTGGTTGATGTAGATATAACGGGGTCAAGCTCAAACGATCACGCTTATGGGATTAGGTCAAAGCTTGGTGATATATTTCTTGATTGGACTAAAGCTACTAGCGTTACAGCCAATGCGGTAATTGTTATACAGGATCCTCCCATAGATACCTATGCCACTTTAAACGGCTACAGGAGTAGTGACGGAGCTCTCGTAATTGGAAACGCAGGCGACGGATATAAGTCAGCTATCTTTACAAACAGAAGAATGTTTGTTGCCAATGTTAAAATGACAGGAGCTGATGGAGAGCAAACTCAAGAAGCGGACAGGATAATGTATTCACCTGTGAATAAACCTGATATATTTCCCGCTAGTCAGTTTATAGATGTAGTTAAAGGGGACGCAGAACCATACGTTAAGCTCGAATCGGTTGGCGAACGGTTATTTGCCTACAAAAAAGACAATTTATATATAATAAATATTTCCAATCCAAGTCCCTCTGGGTGGTATCTTGAGGCTACGCATAAAGGTATGGGGCTTATACATCCAGCCGCTGTATTTAAAACAGATTTTGGTCTAACTTGGGTAAACTCCAATGGTCTTTTTATATATCAAGAAGGGGGAGGTATATCTGAATTATCAGAAGGTAGAATATTAAATGGGCACGGTACTGATGATTATGGCTTTAGTGCGTGGGGTAAATTAATTACTGCTAATTCCATTATTGGGTATTCTCCAGAAGATAAAGAAATAATTATAAATTTAGATTGTGGCTCTGGAGCTAACGATCAAAATTTTGGGGGCAATGGGTCAGATGTTATCGTATACGATATGGAAACCCAATCATTTTGGTTTGGAAAGAATAGGCTTACAAGCGGAGCTTTAGCCACTAATTTTGACTACGATTGGAATGGTGAATTGATATATGGATCTGAAGCTTCAAATACGGTAACAATTAGATCTTGGCAGTCAGGAAGCCAAACATCTAGTTCTTTTTTATTTGTTACAAAAGATATTGACTTTGGTTCACCCGCCAAGAAAAAGAAAGTGTATAATATATACATAACTTATAAACATTCTGACAGTAATGGTGTATCTAATTTTTTAAGCTACTCCACAAATGGAGGCACAAGCTTTGTAACTGTAGACGGTGATAGTTCAACTGCAATTGCAAACAACACATTAGATCAGGCGGCAAGTTGGGAAATCCACAAGTTTACATTTACAACGCCTGTAGAATGCCAAAGCATTACATTAAGATTTAATGGACCAACTAGCAATGCTAGTAAAATAAATATAAACGATATATCTATTGAATATAGAGAGTTATACGGAAGGGTACCTGCAACCTAATGGGCTTTATAAAAATAGACACTTCAGGGATGAATAAAAGATACGGCAGAGGCACACCAACGCAGAGGTCTCAGCAGGTAACTTCTTTTAATACCCCAAGCAAAAACAGGGCACCAGATATACCAAAAACCGAAGCCAAGGAAGGTGATATTTTAAGTTTCTTTGACGATGGAAAAGGGAAGGTTTTAACATCTTTTGATGGAGGATATCAGTCTTCTAACACGGCTAAAATTTCAGATATGAATAGAGTTGATCAAGGTATGAGTGCTGTGAAAATAGACGCATCAGGAACCTCTAGGATTACTTTTAAGGGAGTGGTCCAAGCTGGTCTTATTGGTCAAAATATTATTACTATTGATGCAAATAATATAACCCAATACATACCGAGCGGGACTGAAAAGCTTTATTTAGACGGAAGCCAAGGTGGTGAAATTGGATCATTTGTTCGTGCGAATGTAGCTTGTAGGATAAATGAAATAATTATTGATGACGCTGGTCATTTTGATGCCTGTATTGTTATACTTGAATCTGGTAGTGCAAATTGGACATTTGAGTTTGGCGATGCCTCTGGAAACAACGACCTTGTAATGGACTCTGATGATTTATATTATATTGAGCTAGACGATGACAGTTCTGGGGCCGCTACAGAAGACGACGACCTTACAATTACATCAGGAGGGAGAGCTTTGTTTACTAGGAGCTCAAACGATTGGAAACTTCAATCGCTTTCAAGCTTAGACGGTATAATAATGCAAACTCACACCTTACAACCTATTAGCGATGATACATCTGATTTAGGGTCGAGTGGTAGAGCGTGGAAAAATTTATATTTAGGGGCTAATTTTATTTTATACAATACGGGCTCAGTCCCTGGTTCTCCAACAAGTGGCGTAGCCCTATATGCACAAGATGTTTCTAGCAGTTCAGAGTTAAAAGTAAAAGATGAGGCTGGCAATATAACAACTCTGTCTCCTCATAACTTTAGCTTGTTAGGTAAACCGTCTGAAGATATGGCTTGGGCTTACTATTCAGAGAGTGAAGATAAAAAAATTAATGTAGATATGTTAAAGTTAGCAAGACTTGTTGAAAGCCTTTCTGGTGAGAAGCTTGTCTATATAGAGGATAAAAATAGTGAAACTTAATAGTTTATTATTACCGTCGGCAGACATAAATTTAAATGGAGTAATATATTATGCCTAGACAACCACAATTCGGACAGGGAGAAGGAGCAGTAGCTCCTATCAGTTCTGATGTATACGAAATGTATGCACCACAAATGGCAATGACTGACTTCCAAACAGACTTTTCAAGGTCTGGATATGAAATGTCACGAGATATTGAATTTGAAAGACAAGCTCAGTTAGACAGCAGTATAGCACAATCTGACTTTGCACAAGCAGAGAGGGAGCGAGGAGCAGAAAAAGAAGCTAAGAAGGCAAAGAAAAGTAGAAAAGTTGCGGCTGCTGCTGCTGGAGCTAAGGTGGGATCTAGCTTTGGACTTCCTGGAGCTATAATTGGAGGGGCTGCTGGTTGGTTATTCGGTGAAGAAGGCGGTATGGTCCCAAGTATTCACCCAAGGAGTATGTTATTTAAAGAGTATCAACAAGGTGGAGATGTGATGGGATATACAGGACAGGGAAAATTTCTTCAAAGAGGGCTTCAAAATTTACAAATGAGACAGGGTGATTTATCTAGATTAACTGAGAATGTTGATAAAATGGGTAAATATAACTTTTGGGATGCTGCGATGGACGTTGGCAAAGGATATATGATGGGTAAAAATATAACAGACTTTGGGAAAAATATAATGAAGAGCGATTTTATGCAGGGAATCCCAACCGCCCTTGAAGCAGGGAGTGAAATGGGAATGTCAAAGGGGCAATCTTTATTAGATTATACAAAGTCATTTTTACCACAAAAAGATGATTCTATGAATCTCTTAAATCTTTTCAAAGGTCCGACTGAGCAAACATTTGCACCAGTAATGAAGGATGCTGGTGGGTTAGACTATTCCCAAGTACCAGGAATGCCTAAATATAATCCTGCTATGACTACAGTTCAAAAATCCCCAGTAAGAGAAACGGCATTAGGAATGAGCCCTTTTAAAAAAGCATTTAGAGATGCTAGAAAATCAAATAAAAAAACATTTGATTATGAAGGCAAGATGTATACCACGGAGCTTCGTTAAATATGCCACCATTTAAAGAAAGTTTATTAGGAGCAACAGCAGGTGAAGGCTCAATGCCACCACCTCTCACAGGTCAAACTCAACCAACCGCTGGAATATCACA